CCGGATAGATTCTGCATTTCTCGCAACTCTTGTCCGTATCAAGAAAAGGGCATGTCATATCATACGTTCTATTCGCAGTGGGAAGAAGATGTTTGCACTCTTTGATATGGTTCTTACGAACATATCTGTGAATAGCAGCTACCTCTTTTCTGCTCATTGGTAAAAGGTTGGAACAGCAGTTACCGCATTGGCTACATTTTCCATCTTTGCAGAAGTTATAAATATTATCTTTCATGCCTTTCTGCACGGCTTCTAAGACTGACATAACTTCCATAGGCTACTCCAATTCTTCATCCGCCGGAAACTCAAATACTCCACTCAAACCCATAGTAAGTTTTTCGTCAATTCCATCTGGCGGTGTCTGCCCCATCTTTACAAGATTATGGCACATATAAGACATTCTTAATTCTTCCATGGCTTCTTTTGCTTTTTCTTCCGTGGAATATTTAGCAATTTCAACGTCCTCAGTAAGATGTTCCATTAAGTAAATGCTTTTATCGTTTCTCGTAATAATTACCTGTTCATACGGCAAATCAATCGTGCCGTCCTGCGAAATAATTCTCATATAACCTCCTACTTCAAGAAATCCGGCACGTCATCATCATCTGCAACTTCTGTCTCTTCCATCTTTGGCTCTTCCACAGTTTCTGCAACTTCCGGCTCAACAGGGAAATCCTCTGTATTAGCGTTCTCAGATATTTCATGTTTAACCTGTTCCTGCAAATCTTCCATCGGATATTCCTTGAAATCGTTGTCCTGCATTTCTTCTTTTGTATAAAGACCCATCGTCAATTCCGGGCAATTCAGACTTGAGAAGAAAGATGCCGCTCTGTAACGAAGCATTAACTGTGGCATGGTTTTCCACTTACTACCGTTCTTACCAAGCCATCCCTCGGCTTTAGCCATTTCCATGTCCACGGTCATACCCTCAACTCTACGACCATTTTTCGTAGTCCAAGCAAGACACGAATAAGGCTTTCCATCCTTATCTTTGGTTTCCTCGAACTGTAATTCCATATCGAATTTGCCGGAATTATTGATTGCCGCAATCAGAAACTTTGAGCTCCAAGACGGTCTCCCCTGAATTACATACAGATTCTGCATAACCATCAGTGGGCTTACTCGCAGTCTCTGCGCCTGCTCAATAGCAATCAGACAGTTTGCATCGTTCTTCTGGAATGTTGCCGGAACGATAGTTGAACTCGCCAACGCCTTTGCCATCTGCATAGCCATAATGAAATTATCTGATGTTCCAAAAATTCCAAGGCTATAGTCTGTAACCTTGTTGTTGCTGTGTGCAACCTCTGTCTTTTCGTCTGTCTTTGCTACTGCTGTGTTCTCTGCCATAATTATTTTTCCTCACTTTCTTTCCTTATTGCTTTTTTAAATGCTCCATTTTTAAGAAATTTCAAAACAAGATTGAGTTGCATATTCTTGAAAACCTCTATGTGCTTTGTACTGTGATACCACATTACCCATTCCTGTTTCAAAAGTTCCTCAATGCTTGTAATCTGCTCACCCTCTGCGAATTTTCGCTGACTTAAAAGGTATTCCCTGTGTTTTTGAATGTTCTCACATTTTGCGCACTCTTCGGAAGAATACCTTGAACAATGCTTTACGTTAAGGTTTATAGACAATGCACAATATCTACATGGATTAACTCTCATCGTCACCACCGCTTTCCTGTTCCTCATATTTCTTCACAACTTCCACCTTATCAGCACCGTAGGTCTCTACCCACTTCATATCCACGGTTTCATCCGTAACTTTCAGCTTTGCGCCTTTGGAATTTAAAACCATGTCTCCGGCTTTTACATCGTCTGATGTAGCAAATATATATGACCGGCTCTGGTTTGGATATTTTGCTTTTATGTAATTCATTCTGATACCTCCGCAATCTCTCCATTTTCAATCGTATACCAAGTATCCGGCTTGATATCGTCACCGTTTACCTGCACCATCTTTGCACCGTTAAGAACCCATGCACTCTGGTTATTTCTGTCATATTCCGGATTATCTTTTGAGCCAGTGTATTCCCAGTCTGCAAAAACAAGAAATGCCCCAAGAACGCCCTTGGCTTTTGATTTGTAACCCCAAGCAACAGCTACTACATCCTTGTCTTCTGCCGAGGATGCTCCACAGTATCCGGTTGCCGAGGATGCTCCACAGGTGCCGGTTGCCGAGGATGCTCCCTTGTATCCGGTTGCCGAGGATGCTCCATGCTTTTCATCGCTTTCAGCGTCCTTTTTTACACGTTTTACTGTATATTCGATTGCAGCTTTAACAAGACCCGCAATGCTAATTTCTGCTCCGATCTTAATTTTTGTAGATGCTACCTTAGTATCATCATTATGTTTCTGGATTTCTCCGCTCTGCTCTACCTCGTGGTATACGCTTTCATTTGGATAATAATAATTCAAGCAATCAAGCGGATACTCGCAAGCGTGAAATCCATGATCGCAAACTTCTACGATTTCTTCCTCATACTCTTTTCCTTCTTCGTACTGAAAGCCACGACAAGTCATATTTTTGTTAAATCCTTTGTAAGATTTGATAACTTCTCCCATTTAAACACCCTCCACTTTCAACTGCTTGTCCGCTGATACACTCAAAAGGATTAACTGTGCATCCATATCCGGCACATTGAAATCATTTAAGCTCTCTGCGTTATCCACAAAAATCGGCACGATAACGCCATATAACTCGCTAAGAGAACGGATAATATCAAGTCCGGCTACAATTCTATGACCGCTATTCAAAGTCGAATACGGCACTCCATTTACGGTGCACTCACAGCAATCTTTCATACCGCCATTTAACTGCATTTCAAAGAGTTTGAAATTAACTGTCTTGAAATGGCTGTTGATGGTTTCAGAAACCTTATCCAGTTTGAAACGAATAAACTCTTCCAACATGTAAAGAATCTGTTCCTGGTCTGCAACTTTCTGCCCGATTTCTTTCTGTTCTTCCTGCAACTGCCATATACGTTCATCAATCTCAACATTCATGGATGCCTTTGCAATAGTGCTGTTTACTTCATCAAGACGTGCCTGAATCTCTTCTTTTTCAGATTTTAATGATTCAACTGCTGCATTCTCCCCATTGGCGTTCATCTTTTCGATTTCTACCAGAACTTCATCGTGTCTGGCTTTCATCTTCACATACTCTTCATTCTGCGAATAATCTGCTTCCACTGGCATTTCAGATAACGTTTTAGAGAGTGCTTCTTTCTTGGCAATGGCATCCTTCTCCTGTTTCTTTAAGGCTTCAATTTCTTCCTGCAAATTTGTATTTTTCTCTGTCAGTTCAGCAATAAGATTTTTCTTCTCTGTACCAATAGTAATCAGCCGATTCAATTCAACCTTTTTGTCAGTGTCAAACTTAAATCTTTCTGATTTAAGTTTTTCTTCCGCATCTGCCTTAGCTTTTTCCTTACGGCTCTCAAAATCAGCCTTTAACTGCTCGATTTTATCTTCCGGCAACTTCTGACCACACAATGAGCAAACGGTGCTGTTTTCATCAAATACCCACTTGGATTCATGAAACAAATATGGGAATTCATCAAAAGCCTTTGCTTTTTCTGCGTTGTACTCCTCTCCAAGCCTTTTCCGCTCTGAATCAGCATTGAAAATAACCGTCTCGTTTTCTGAAACCCGTCTCTCTTTCAAAGCAATAGTATCTGCAAATCGCTTCATCTCGTTTTGCAAATCGCGTAATTCTGCTTCGATCTCGCTTCTCCTGTTTGTCAGATCGCGATTCATAGTCTGCATAATTCCAGACATATCAAACTGCAGCTGCATTTCTTCACGTCCTAACTCCATCATTACTCCGTCAGAATCTTTGATCTTCGCATCAATATCTGCAATTTTGGTTTCCAAGTCTGTTTTCGCAAGTTCCTGTTCTGCAACATCGATGTCAACCTTGGATTTCATGGCTTCGTCAATTCGGACTGGAATCTCTGCCTGCTTCTTCTTCCACTCGTTCAATGCTTTGGAAAATTTTGCTCTAATATCATCCGTAGACGGTGCTTTCTCTAATTCCGAAAGCAATGGCGCATACTTCGCGTCCGTCTGTGCCAACTCTACATCTGAAACCTCTGAAACAAGTTTCATAAGAATATCTCTCTGGTCTTTCCATTTCAAGGAAGAGAAATACTGCGGATTAGTCAGCATTTTGAACATTTCCTCGCTCTGTGCCAATTCCGAAACATATGCCTTGAAATCCGCTTCACTCTTCGGATAGCCGTCAATCTCAAACGAATTAACATTCCCCTGCAATACTGCCGTATCGGTTCCACGCTTCTTAACCCAATTCTGTTTCTGTGTCTTGGAAAGTTCAACTTCCTTTCCATCTACATCCAGAATGGCAGACACCTTGATCTCCACATTATCAACTCGTATTCCTTCGTTCAGTGGTCGTACATTAAACTTTTCCTCTCCAGAACTGTTCTTGTTGAAAAGCAGCCATGTAAACGCATCAAAGATCGTTGTCTTTCCTACGGCGTTCTGTCCGCTGATCTTCGTTTTGCCCGAGAAAGTCACGTCAAGCATCTTGATTCCCTTGAAATTCTCGATGTGAATACTCTTAATTGTTATTTTCATTTTTCCCCTCCTCAATCACATCACATTTGCTTACGGAAACATCATAAGCCACTTTCTTCTCAAACTCCGTGTCAGAAATCTTCTTGTCGTATTCTCGGCTCTGGATTCTGCCAATCAACTTAACACGGGTCCCGATTTTAAATCCTCCTGCAAATCTTGCATTTCTTCCCCAGGCAATGCACGGAATGTAATCAGATTTCCCATAATCTCTGTTTACTGCAATCAGCATGTCTGTGATCTCGCGACCAAGTGGCGTCTCTCTGTAATTCGGCTCTTTGCAAACATATCCATTGATCGTAATGCAATTCTTATCAATATTCGCATCTTTTGAGTCAATCGCCTCAATGTCACAAACAAACACAGATAAGATCAACCGGCGTCTGGTACCTTCCTGTTTGTTGAATGATCGATAACTTCCAGAAACCCTTACCGCCATTCCTGAATATCTGTCATCCATATCAAACAGTCTTCCTGAAATTGTTAATGGGATCTCGTCTACGGCGCCACTCTTTCTTTTTACTCCAAGAGATATTTTGTAAAAATTCTCTCCGTATGATTCATACATAAACTCCGGCTCTGAAATAATCACGCCTGCCAGTTCCACTTTGTTGTTTTCCATTGTTTCTTTATTCATATTTGAAATTCTCCTCGTATTATAATGTAGTAGTATTTATAGACCCTCTCCAAAGTCTGATTCCGTTTCTTCATGAAGTCTTTCAAGTTCAACCGTCCTGTTCATTATGCTTTTGGCGTATTCAGTGCGATTCTCGTATGTTATGGTCAACGCATCTGATTCTCCGCTATAGATCATAAGAACTGTGCTCATGTCTCCCTCATATTTTTCAAACAACTCCGCCAAATAATCGCATCCAACGAGAATATTCCCATATGGATCATAGAGATCTTCTACTCCAAGACGCGGTCTCTGTGATATTTTTCATAAATTTGCATGAGACCTTTGCATCCACCATTCTCCGCATCGGCTTGTCCACTGCTTTCATGCTCGATGATCGCCATTACCATTTCCGGGCAAATATGATATTCGTTTGAAATATCCTTTATATAAGGAAGATACTCATTTGAAATCCATGTATCGCTCGGTTCCGTTGCTGTCGTATGTAATGTAGGTAATACCATCGTCAGTGTCATCACCATCAACATAATAATCATGATCTTCGACAATCTCTTCCGCATCCTGCCATCCTCCTTCAATTCTTGATCCGGCATACAATAAAATTAAGCTGATTATGGTCGGTATCGCTACAATAGGATTTTCCGTTGCATCCGCACACATACAAAGAAAAAAGATCGCCGCGCCTACAAATTCAATCACCATTGCCAACTTCTTCATACGCACTTCACTCCTGCCACTTATAGGAACCGTTGACAATCTCCTCACCATACAAGGAAACAAAATCTGTTATTAATGCGATAAACTCTGAATTTGTCGGCTTTCCTTTTTCCACTGAAACCGTGTGACCAAAAATTTTGTTGATTGCATTTGTATTGCCATTTGTCCAAGTAACTTCAATTGCGTGCCGGATTGATCTTTCTACTCTCCAGACTGTATCGCTGTTTTCTTCTGCAATTTCAGTGTAAAGTCCTTTAATAATGTGGATAAGTTTGCTTCTATTTTCAAGACATTTCTCAACCGCACTGATTATGTAACCGTAACCCTTAAGGCTATGTTTTACGCCGATCTGATCTAATGTCTTTCTTAAAGCAATGTTCATTTGTCTATCCATGAATACCTCCTGTTAATCCTTTCCAACTCCGTATCTGATTGCCATTTCCTTCACAATAGCTGTATATCCCTCGATCAACTTCTTATCCTCTGCAATAATATCCACATAGGATAATTTGTCTCTGGTCGATTTACAGATACCTTCATCAGCCATTCTCCTGCGCTTATTCGTAAGTCTCTGTTTCAGATTTACACCCATCCGCTTTGACAACAGTTCGTAGCTTTCGACTCTTACTTGGCTATATGCCTGTCCGCCGCCAAGCTCCATGCTGATCTTCCGAAGAATATTCCCGGTATCGTCACGCCATGATGTTGTATCAAGTGCAACCACTTCTCGGATGCTCTCAACTCTTTGTTCCACATGGTTCAGTTGTTCCGCCTGCCGTTTCTGTTCTAACTGTTGTTCTGCAACAGAATTGAAAATTTTCTGAAACATTTGCAATTCCGGCGATAGCTGATTGAGGTCGATCACCTTTTGTTTCACACGCTCTTCCAATGTCGTGAAATAATCTCGTGCTTCTTCTGCTTTCGCTCCATTCCCTTTCATAGAAAGTTTCTTTGCAAAATGGGCTGTGAGTTTGTAATCGTCAGCAAATTTTCCTCTGTTACTTTCATTCGCCATTGATGGCGAATAAAAATAATCCTCGTTTTCAGTAGCAAATTCATTTTCTACAATATTTGCTTTCACCCATCTGGAATAATGGCTTTTATCCATTTCTAGGAACTCATACAGCTTCTTTGCCGTGGTCATTCCGTTTTCATCAACACCAAGTGCAATCTCAATTGGTGTCTGTGCCATTGTTACCTCTAAATCGTTCATGCTTTCTCCTTTCTCAATTTTTTCACTAAATCTGTCAGTGCTAACAATGCAATGCTCAGACCGCCTTTTCCAGTGATGTGAATATCAAACTCTTCGTTTTCTTCACACGTTGCTTCTGCCGCATATAAGAAAGTTTCTTTTCTTGTATTAACATTCTTACTTACAATATTTTCCTGTATAGACTTAAATTTCATGCTTCTCCTTTCCGGATTTTTTGCAATAAAAAATCCAACTACCGCTTGATAGTTGGAAAATACTGGTTGTCTCTATTTTGCTT